ACTATTGCTTGGTGGGCTAATCAAAGCAAAGAAGCTCAAGACGAAGCATTCAGCGAAGACAACAGAATTGACATTGTAGATGCATTTAATCAACTGTACAAATTTTGTTGGGGTGCTAAACGTGTATGGAGCCATGGTGCCGCATTTGACATTGTGATCTGNGAGCATGTGTTTAAAAAGATTGGCAAAGCAGTGCCNTGGAGTTTCTGGGAAGCACGTTGCACACGTACNNTGTTTGACATTGGTATTAATCCAAATCGTCCACCTGTGCTAAAACATCATGCCCTAGAAGATGCGTGGAATCAAGCAGTGGGTGTGCAGAATGTTTTTAAAACACTCAAGACAAGTACTACTAGTGCCGGGCANTACATTAGCCCATTTGCAAGAGAGAGATAATATGGACGAACAAACATACGAAGTTATGGCTATCCTACAAGANGAAGCCGCAGAAGTTATCCAGNCTGTTAGCAAGTGCTACAGATTTGGCTTGGACAATTANAAGCCCGGAAAACCTAAAACCAACAGACAACATTTAGAAGAAGAAATTGGCGACCTAATGGCCATGATTGATATTCTTCAAAAAATGGACGAAGTTAGTTTTAACAACATTGAGGCTGCTAGAGAAGCTAAAATTCAAAAGCTAAAGCAGTGGTCCACAATTGAAATAGTTCACGAAATGTGAGATAAATAATTATGTACTAAAACGCCGTAAGGGTTTAGTATAGGACATGGTGTCCACAAAATCTTGCTTAATTAAGGAGAAACATTATGAGCAAAGTCATCGGTATCGATTTAGGTACAACAAATTCATGCGTAGCGATTATTGAAAATGGAGTCGCAAAAGTAATTGAGAATTCAGAAGGCGCACGTACTACACCTAGTATTGTTGCATACGCTAATGATGAAATTCTAGTAGGCGCAAGCGCAAAGCGTCAAGCAGTAACAAACCCCAAAAACACAATCTATGCTAGTAAGCGATTAATTGGACGTAAGTTCGATGAGCAGGCTGTACAGAAAGACATTGACCTAATGCCTTACAAGATTGTTAAAGCAGACAATGGTGATGCTTGGGTAGAAGCAAATGGAGAGAAGTTGGCTCCTCCACAGATCTCAGCAGAAGTTCTGCGTAAGATGAAAAAGACAGCGGAGGATTATCTTGGTACAACAGTTACGCAGGCAGTTATCACAGTTCCTGCATATTTTAACGACAGCCAAAGACAGGCTACAAAAGACGCTGGTAAAATTGCCGGCTTGGAGGTACTCCGTATTATTAACGAGCCTACTGCGGCAGCTCTTGCTTATGGCGTTGATAAAACTGATAAGCGTGATCGCAAAATTGCTGTTTACGATCTTGGTGGCGGTACGTTCGATGTTTCGATCATCGAAATCGCGAATGTAGACGGAGACAAACAAATCGAAGTGTTGTCAACAAATGGCGATACATTCCTAGGTGGTGAAGACTTTGACCAACGTATTATGGACTACTTAGTTGACGAGTTTAAGAAAGACAATGCAGTAGACCTGAAGCAAGACATGTTGGCATTACAGCGCCTTAAAGAAGCCGCTGAAAAAGCCAAGATCGAATTGTCCAGTTCGGCTAGCACAAGTGTTAACTTGCCATACATCACAGCAGATGCAAGCGGTCCTAAACACATGAACGTGACTATTAGCCGTGCTAAGTTAGAACAACTAGTTGATGAACTAATTGAGCGTTCAATTGCTCCTTGCAAAATTGCTATTAAAGATGCAGGCATAGATGTTAGTGAAATTGATGAAGTTATTCTTGTTGGCGGTATGACACGTATGCCTAAGGTACAGGAAGCAGTTGAGAAACTGTTTGGCAAAGCCCCACGTAAAGATGTTAATCCAGATGAAGCAGTTGCTGCCGGAGCCGCAGTACAAGGTGCTGTTCTAGCAGGCGATCGTAATGACGTGCTATTGCTTGACGTTACACCATTGAGCCTAGGTATTGAAACAATGGGCGGCATTATGGCTAAGTTAATTCAAAAGAATACAACTATTCCAACCAAAGCCAGTCAAGTGTTTTCAACAGCAGATGACAATCAACCTGCGGTAACTATTAAGGCGTTCCAGGGTGAGCGTGAGCTTGTACAACATAATAAATTACTAGGTGAATTTAATCTTGAAGGTATTCCTCCAGCACGACGCGGTCAGCCTCAAATTGAAATTACGTTTGACATTGATGCTAACGGTATCATGCATGTCAGTGCCAAGGACAAGAACACAGGTAAAGAAAACAAGATCACTATTAAATCAGATAGTGGTCTAAGCAAAGAAGAAATTGAACGTATGGTGCAAGACGCTGAAGTAAATGCTGAAAGCGACAAAAAGCAACGTGAAGTTATTGAAACTCGTAACACTGTTGAAGCACAAGTACACAGTATCCGTAAGGATATGGAAGAAGTAGAAGCAGACTTGTCACAAGAAGTGAAAGACAAAGTTAATGAGGCAATTGATGCTGTTAACACTACAGTCCTAACTGAAGACAAAGATGCTATTACACAAAAACTTAGCGATTTGATTGCAGCCGCTCAACCAGTAATGGAAGCTAAGAGCAAACGTGAAGAAACTAAGAAAAATGAAACTCCTGTAGACGCAGAGTTTACAGAAGTTAATTAACACAGACACAGGTTATAAATAATTGTAGGGTGCTCGGGTGAGGCCCTACTTGATTCTTGCTTAATAAAGGAGAAATTTTATGAATAGCACAGTAACACGTTTTGATACGAATAGTCTAGCTCAACTTAATAGAGCCCTTGTTGGTTTTGACCGAATGTTCGATGGGTTTGAAACTCGTTTTGCAAATCAGTTATCAACTAACTACCCTCCACACAACATTGTAAAGACTGGAGAGAACACCTACTCAATTGAAATCGCAGTAGCTGGATTTAAAAAATCAGAGATTGCAGTGGAAGTTGAACAGGAGATTCTAACAGTTCGTGGAGCATGCGAAACTCCAAACGAGTCAACTACTCGTCAATATTTACACAGAGGTCTAAGCAGTCGTGATTTTGAAAGGTCATGGCAACTTGCCGAACACATGGTTGTTAAGAATGCTGAGATAAAAGACGGTGTACTTAGCATTACTCTAGAATACATTATCCCTGAAGAAAAGAAAGCCAGGGTTATTGACATTGTAGAGGTTAAGTAATATAATAAGGGGAAGGAAACTTCCCCTTACATGTAATTATATGGAGAATGACATGAGCGCAACAGACGTAAAACTTGACGAAAAAATTAAATTAAAAGTCGAAGAGCCACATCGCTGGAAGGTTATCTTATTAAATGATGATCATACTCCAATGGATTTTGTTATTGGTATTTTAACAGAAATCTTTAAGCATAGCCAAGAAACTGCCAAGGCAATTACAATTCAGATACATACTGAGGGCAGTGGAATTGCCGGCGTGTATAGTTTTGAAATTGCAGAAGTCAAAGCAGTTGAAGCAACTAACCTAGCTCGAGGAAATGGATTCCCACTCCAAATTAAAATGGAAGAAGAATGAGCTTAAGAGAAATTACCAAAGACCTTCATCATGAGGCAGAAACAACCAAATTTGCTAAAATGTTACTTGGTGGCAAAATTGAAAAACAAGATTACAAAAATTACCTGTATAACTTGTTAGCAATTTATGATCCTATTGAATGGTATTGCAAGCGTCAAGGATTTCTTGATACAATGCCAGACCTTCCCCGTCTGAAGAGTATATATGCAGATTTTCTAGAACTAGATGATGGGACATATTGTTACCTAACTCCTGCAACGTTAGAATACCAAGCATACCTACATGCATTAGGCAATGATGCAGAAAACAAACATTTAATTAAAGCTCATTTATACTGCCGCCATATGGGTGATTTATTTGGTGGACAGATTATTAAGAAACAAGTAGCACACATTAGCAGTGGCAAGTTTTATGATTTTGAAAATGCCGATGCAATGAAAGGGGCTATTCGTGCAACACTTACTGATGATCTTGGTGATGAAGCTAAAATAGCGTTTGAATTTGCTATTGCTATGATGAGAGATCTGTATAATGGCGAGTAATGTTTGGGACACCCTAATTAACATTCAAGGCCTGCTAGAGAAAAAATTCAATGAAACAGGAACAGAGGTCTTTGAAGCGGGCATGGATCGCTTTAATCAGCCTGGTTGGGTTAATCGTGTTTGGACCAGTAACAGTTATCGTAGGGCTCACGTTGATGTTGTGGATGCTAGACAAACCAAAGGACTCTGGATGATGCACTGCTGTGTGTTCCCCCATACAACAAACCCTGCTCCTATATTTGGATTTGACGTAATAGCAGGTAAAAACAAGATTACAGGTTGTTTCATTGATTATAGCCCAACATACGATAAGTTTCACCCTATGATTGATTACTTTGGCGAAGAAGTTGGTCAGTATGAATGGAACAAAAAGCGTAAGTTACCAGACTGGGCTGAGCGTATCTTTAGCCAACACATGATAGCTGCGGGCAATGTAAGCGACGAAACCGAGTTAGAACAGATCAGTTCATTGGCTAGTATATTGGTAAATCATTACTTAGAAACTGTGGGAGAAACACACGATTCTGTCATAGATACTACGTCTTACCAAAACTTCTACTGCGATAATCAAAAGCAAAACCCCCATACTCCTAAGGTTATGGTCAGTTTAGGGCTCAGTGAAGATGATGTTCGCCATTTTATTCAGGAATGCCTGTTCCCGGAAATACGCTAAATATTAGACTATGAGATACAGTGAATTTAAATCAGTCCTATTAGAGTTTGCCCCACCTACAGGTAAGAGTGCAAATGACTTACAACTTTTAATTAACATTATAGAGATGGTTCCTTCTGAGGATCCAGTGCATTCTGTAGCTAAAAGTATACTCCAAGGCTTACTAAGAGATGTAGTAGAGCCATCGCAACAGGCTACACAGAAACCTGCACCACAACCTGCTACCCCGCAATCAACAGCACAGCCTGCACCACAACCTGCTACCCCGCAATCAACAGCACAACCTGCTACTCCACAATCTGAAGAAGAGCCGTTAGCCGAAGAAGTACAGCCAGGTGATGAAAGTTGGTACGAAGCGGCTCTCGAGGCAATAAAAGATCCTACAATAGCAGCACGAATGTTGAATAAACTAAGAACGGATCCTGAGTATCGCGAAGAGATGCGATATGTGCATAAAAACGGTGAGAAAAAAATTAAAGCCGCTTTTACAGCAGGTGGGACAGAAGCACTAGTAACAGTAGATCAATTCTTTAAACAAGTTAAAGAATCAGCAGACTTACTTGCTGGTAAGGCAGTAGGAGTATTAGATGACTTGCGCACGTGGTATCGAGACGAAGCAATAAGACAAAAGGTACCAAATCAACCCTTGCCTGCGCCGAGACCGAAAGTAACAACAAATGCACTGTATCAAAAACTATTATACCCATTAGAAAATATTTTCCAAGATTTAGGATTTAAAGATCAGCCTCCTAACTTAAGAAACTTTAAGAAAGAAAGTCCTAAAATTTTAAACTTTATGAAACAATGCGAAGAAGGCATCATTGAGTTTACAGATTTGCTTGAAGTGTCTGAAGGTAATATTGCATTACTAATTAACGATCCGGACTTAGCCTACATATATGAAAAAATATTTGATAAGTTATTAGCATTAGATGCAGGTCAAGGAGGTGGTGCCTGGGGCCCTGGAGAACTTGGACTATCTATTCTTTGCAAACCTGTTTCAAAATCTAGAGGCAAAGGAGATTTAAGTAGTGTCTCCGCCGACGGCAGTCCAGTCGATGTTGAAGTTAAAGCTAGTCGAAATGCTAACAGTGGCGGCCGCTTAGGTGGTAGTGGTGTGCTTGCAGGATCAGCTGGCAAGAAAACATTTATCCCTGCACTAAAAGCACTATGTGAAACAGCAGGAGTTGATCCTAACAGTATTGGTAAAAACTACAGCGAAGTTGTTAAGTATAAGACTGTTAAGGGTGTAAAAACTAAAGTAGGCACTGGTGAGAAGAAAGAAACCGGATCTGTTAAACCTACAAGCATGACAAGTCCTAAATGGTTTGATAGTTTTAATGCACAAGTACCGCCGGGCCTACAAGGCAAGCGTGGTGTAAATCCACAAGGTGCTGTGGCAGAATTCTTAATCACTGCCGTAGGTGCAGTTGTTTCAGAAAAAGGCAGACCGTTTTTTGACGAAGAGATGATTGCAAGCATTCCAAATGAAGATGGTACTATTGACTACGAAAAGTTTAAAACAATTCTAACAGCAGCATGGTATCAAATTTACAGTCAAACTGACAACGTTGGCATTATCTTAGTTCTTAACCCAACTAACGGCAACTATACAGTTATTAACTCAGGTGACATGCTTACATCTGGTGCCAGCAGTGTAGTTATTACAGGCGGCATTGACTTTGATGATAGCCAAGGTAAAGCTGGTCCACAGGTTGGTATTGCTTAATTAATAGCTGTAGATAAATCATCTCCCTAGAGTTGTAAATAATTTGCAACAACAGGGAGATTTCTTATGAGTTGGTTCAAACATAAGCCTAGACTTAAAACACCCCCAAAACCGCATCCGCACCACTCTAGTCCTATTGCAGAGAAGATGCTGAAAGAAGCTAAGGCTCGAGTTCAAACACCCAACCCTAAGAACGATCGATAGGTGTTAAAAAATTTACACCTATTGGGTGTTAAAAAATTTACACCTAACAAAAAAATAACATCGGAGTTTAATTTTAGAAACTCTGTATGTAAATATAATATACAAATAATTTCTCACATGGAGCGAAAACATGAAAAGAAAAGTAATAGTAGGCTTAGTTGCCTTCTTAACACTTTCAGTAGCGGCACAAGATACAACTACGGTTAACACAAACAATACATCAACAAGCACAAGCACGGTTAACAGTAACAGTACGGCAACAAGCACATCTACGGCCACAAGTGCATCTACTGTAAATAGTACATCTACAAATACTAATAATAACACCAACGCAAGTACCAGTACAAGTACAAACGTTAACACAAATAATAATGTAAATAGCGGGACTCAGACGTTTAATAATAACAACGTCAACTCTGGTACATTGACATACAATAACAACAATGTCAATACTGGAACAATGACGAACAATAACAACAATGTCAATTCAACGACTAGTAATAACGTCAATAGAAACGAAAATATTAATAGTGGAACCCAAACGTTCAACAACAATAACAATAGCGTTAGCACATCTACCAATATCAATAAAAATGAAAATACTGGTACAATGACGTACAACAATAACAACGTAACAACAAGCGACAATAAAAATACAAACGTTAATACAACAACTAGCACAAACGTGAATAAGAATGAAAACACTGGCACAATGACAAATAATAACAACAACGTCAATGCGTCAACTAGCACTAGTACAAACGTGAATCAAAATGCTAATGTGAATCAGAACATCAATTCTGGTGATATGACTAACCGCAACATCAATGAAACAACAATTACTCAGCGTGTGATTCAACCTCCACCAACTGCTGTAGCACCTGCAATGATGAGTGGTGGTAACAACGATTTGTGTTCTACAGGTTCTTCTGGTTCTGTTCAGACTCAAATCTTTGGCGTATCTTCTGGTGGTACAATTAGAGATTTGAATTGTGAGCGTTTAAAGTTATCTAAGACTCTTTTTGATATGGGTATGAAAGTTGCCGCAGTTGCTACCATGTGTCAAGATAGAAGAGTGTTTGATGCTATGATGGCGGCAGGTACGCCTTGTCCATATGATGGTAAAATAGGTGAGCAAGCTAAAACTTCATGGGAAGCTAACCCAGATAAAATACCTCAATTAGAAAAAGAAAAGAAATATGAAACTGTTAAAAATATTGGCTTTGGCTCTTTGCTTGGCATTATTGTTCACGCCGCTTTTAAGTAAAGCGCAAACACTAGACCCAACGCAAGTCTATACTACAGGGAATATTGTACAGACAACTCCCCAAGGTGGACCTACGCCTTGGGTGAATGGTGTCTATCAAAACAATCTTACATGTTGGGGATGGGGTGATCCTGGTTACTGTGGGCCGAATGCAATTGTGCGTCCTGGAGATAGCATTAACTTTTCATATGGTATGACCAATCTATATCAAATGCAAGCAATTGCTAATGTTCTACCAAACAGCGGAACTGGGCTTTTAGTAAGCGGATATAATTTTGGATTTACTGCTAAGAACGGAAATGGATGGGATGATGGAAGAATGGACTATCTTACTGCTTATGTCAGTTTATATGGTACAAACGGTTCTACAGTATTCAATAAAAACTATGATTTAAATTCTAGATTTAACTGGACAACATTTAACTATTCCGAAACATTTAATAGTCCTTTTGCATCTAAAGATTTAGGAAGTGTTCAATATGGTTTTGTTGGAAGAGACAATAACTTCTGGGCTGGCCCTTATGGTCCTGAAATTTACAATGTAAATTTTAGTCTGAAGTATTCTGTAGACCCATGTGCAACAAATATTTTGAGTAGTCCAACTTGTCCTGGTTATTTTGATGCACTTGCTAAACTTGCGCCTGCACCTATTGCACCGACTGTAGTTACGGAGGTGGCACCGCCACCTCCAATACTTGCAGACTCGACTATACAATCTGGACAGCCAGCACCTCCACCAGGAAGTCAACCACCCCCACCACCTGGAAGTCCTGCTCCGTTGGACAATATTCAAGCACCGCAACCTATGCAACAAGCAGGACCAGCGCCAGCAGGTGCGCCTAGTCCCATTCAACAACAAGTAGCGGCATCACAACCAAGCGCAACTAGTCCACAAACTAAAATTGGTGAAGTATCAGACTCGGGTGGTGGTTCAAAGACTACAGTATCTCTATCGTCAGTTCTTAGTATGATTGGTTCAAACCAAGAGAAAACTGCGGCACTAGAAAAATCTGTAGTACAAGCGGCTGATGCACAGGCGTTCTCTGCAGGCGAGACTGCAAAGCAAAATGCTGAAAAACTTGCTGGTGATGTACAATCTCAAAGCATTGCAAATAGTGGTGGTTCATCACAAACAGGAACAGCACTCGCATCGGGCACACAATCGGTTACCCAATTGCAAGGATCATCTATATCAATGCAAGGCAATCAACAAGGAAACTCTGCATCAAACTCTGCGAGACTTCAACAGTCTATCAATAGTGGTAGCATGAGTATGCAATCTGATATAGTTACTTCTAGCGCAACAACTCAACAACAGCAATACAATATTCAAAATATTGCAAGACAAGAGTTTAATGTTGCAATGGTAACACCACAAATATCTTACAGTTTAGTTGCGCCGACAAGATATGCACCAGTTCAAATTGAATTGCCATCGACAGAAGGAATCAAATTTGGATATAGAGGTCCAGTTGACAATGCTATGGAATCTAAACCATTCTTATCGCAAATGAACAATGGCTCCGAACAGAATGATACAGTTAAAAAGAATGTACAAAACAATGAAGCCGCAGGCAACATAACTATCGAATCGATTGCAAAACAACCTGAAAATTATGCACAATATTTTACTGCGATTCTAGATGTTGCATTCTATGCACCAAAAGAAATTTATAAGAATCAAAAGATAATCGATAATACAAGAGTATTAAGACAAATGAGTTCGGATAAACTACATCAAGACATGATTAATCTACAATACAAATAAGGAAATAAAATGGGAGAAGAAATTAAAAATGTAAACGCTAAAGTTGATGAACTTGAAGCAGCCGCAAAAAAGTATGCCAGCAAAGATACTGTTATCAGTATTGGTGGCTACGAGTTTACACCTGCTAAACTAATGGTGGCTGCCACTATTGTATCATCTATTCTAGGTGGACTTTATGGCACATTTGAAGTCTACAAAGACTACGTTGGTATGAAGAAAAAGATTGCTGAATATGCGGCACCAGACCTAAGTGAGTTTGACAAGCGTTTAGCTGTGATAGAAGAAAATTCCAGCAAGACCAGCGACTATACTCGTGATATCAAAACTGACTTGAAGAATGATATTCGTCGTAATGAAACTGTGACCGAGCAAGTAGAACGCAGTGTCAAAACAGCACAACGCGAAACTGAATTAGAGATGCGTGATATGCGTAAGGCTGTGCGTGAAGACCTAGAGAGAGCCAGGACTGAAGCGGCTGCAATTCGCAGGGATATGGAAGCAACACGTAAAGAAATTAACAGTGAATTTACTGCGGCTCGCAGAGAAATCAACCGTGAAGTAGAAACACTAAAGCGTGAAGTTGATAGCAAGATACAAAAAGCCATTGACAATCCATTAGCAAACAAATAATTTTTTTGTAACTAACTATTTATTTTAAAATTACATAACAGATAATTGCAATAATTCCTGCAACTATTATTACTCCGCATACTATATTATAAATGCGTTCGCCGTACATATCATTTCCTAACCAGGTAAAAATCTACCTATTAAACCATTAACTATTTTATCAGATAGGTCATCAGGTAAGAATTTTAAAAAACCTAGGAAGTATAAAGCTACACAGCCGTAAACAAATATCTTTAGGCACATATCAAATGTTTTTTGGTATTCGTTCATCTTCCACAC